TTATTTTTTATTTTTTTTTCCTTATTTTTATTTATATCATTTTTTTTTTGTTTTATCAAGTTTCTTCTTAATCTTAAATTTGAATAATTATTATAATCAAATAATGTAATATTTTTTATTTTATCCTTCATATAATATTTAAAAGAAAAAAAATATATTAAATAAATATGAGTACATTTATTTTTAATAAGTATTTAGAAAAATCAAATGATACAAATAAGAAAATTTCAGAATTTTTGGATAAAAAAGATTTATATATACCAAATATTTACAATATTTTAGATACAATACCAGCAAATAATGTATTATTTTATTTTTTAACAATATTATTAATTTATGCTTTTATAAGAAAGCAAGAAATCAGGTTAAATGAAATAATGATATTTTTAGTTGGTTGTTTAATTATTTATTTTCTAATTCAAAAAGATTATGTTAATTTTATGCAATTTACAGATGATAAAAAACTACAAATTAAATTTTTAGACAAAATGTTATTTCAAAACAATAATTTCGAATCTGCTATTATTGGAGGAGAATCATTAACAATGAACGATTATAGAAATAAAAAATCGTATTTATATTATGACCCAATTATTATACAATATTTTTATAACATAAGAGATATTATTAATTACGATGTATCTTCTTTCATTAATGCATTAAATTATACAAATAACTTATTAAAAATAAGTTATCAATCCAATATGTTAAAAGAAAATTTACAAGAAAATTTTGAACAAGCAGTTATTGAAAAAAATAAAGCATTAAATTCATTAAGTTATTTAATATTTAATATACCAGTCCATAATACATCCTATAAAAAATACAAAGAATCAATTGATATTTTACATCTAAGATTAAATGGTCATATAGAAAATATGGCAATTTTATTTAAAGATACTACACAAGAAAAAAATAGTAATACAAATATTTATTTACCAACAGATACATTTGAAAAGAATCAAGAAACTCAACCAAATAATCCTGGAATTAATAAAAGTAAGTTAGTATATGATTTGTATTAATTAATTTAAGGATTAAAAATTTTTGATAATGTACGACTTTTTTCATATAAACCTTTTTTGTTTTTTAATTGTCTTAATATATCATTTTTTTTAATTTCATAATTATAATGTATACTAAAGGGTTTAATTATATGAATAGGTAAAATATTTTTTTTACTATTTAATACCAATTTTAGTGGTTCACTATGTTTTTCACTCATATTTATCCATTTTTTTTCTGTAAATTTTTGTATTGTAACATTATAGTCATTAACTTCTCTAACTATATAATATTTACCAGGTTCATAACTATTTTTATTTTCTACTAATGTATGAATCTTATTTATTACTTTTTGCAAATTAGCAGTTTCTTTAAAATTTGTTCTAGCATTTTGTCCATTTAAACCCCCTTTCATATTTTTACCTTTTACTAATTTAACAACAGGTTTCATAGTAAATTTAACTTTACCATCAGCAGTCATTGCTTTTTTCAATTCCGCAGCAGTATATTTGTGATAATGTCCAACATAAGGTCCATAAACTTTTTTAGATGAACCTTGAGTATATTCTTGAATACAGAATTTTACTTTTGGCATTGAAGCTTTTTTATTTTTCTTAAGTCCTTTGTGATGAGCAATGGAAGTTAATAATTTTCTAGCTGCACTTCCAGGACTAGCTTTTGAACTAATTGAAACTCCACCAATTTCAACTTTTTTTCCTTCTAATTGAACAACACGAAAATGTCTTTCAGTCATATATATATAATTAGATTTTTAATAAAAATGAATTTATAGAAATAATACTAATAAATAGTAGTCATAAATAATGGATTTAAGTAAAAAAATAGTTAAAATAGTAGAAAATTTAATAAATATTAATAAAAATAAATTAAGTAATCAAGAAATTAATGAAAATATAATAAATAGTTTTTCATCAGATTTAACTCCATTAGAATTAAATTATTTAAATAATAAATATACTATTCCAACAATAAATCAAAACCCAAATGTTTTATATGAATCAAATAATGAAGATTCATATGAACCACCAAGTAAAAGAAGAAAAATGTAAATTATTTATTTTTTAGATTTAGGTTTAGATTTTTTAGAATCTTTTTTAATTTTTGTTTTTGTAACAGGTTTTTTTGTTTGTTTTTTCATTTTATTTTTTTTACCACCTTGTCTTTGTTGAGGAACTTGTTGTTGAGGAACTTGTTGTTGAGGAACTTGTTGTTGAGCAACAGGTTGTTGAGGACCACCAAACCATGAACCAATTCCAGAAGTTAATCCTGTAAAAGCACCTGCAATTCCAGCATTAGTTCTAAATGGCATAAAATCAGGTATTATATTATTATTGAAATTTTTACTAGTATTTCTAGAAGGAATTGATGAAATAAAACTATTAAAATCATGTGTTATTTGTCCTTTATATTGACATATTTTATTAAATAATTCTACAATATCAAAAGTATTTCTTACATAAATTTGAATTGAATCATAATCAATCGCAGTATATGTTCCATCATTCAATAAAATAACAGGTAAAATTTTTGGATATTCATAACCGAAAGTAGCATTAATATATCCTACTAAAATCCAGTCACTTTGAAAAAAATTTTTATTTTTAAAATATTGAAAACAATTAAATAACTGGTCATAAATTTTTCTAAAACAATAATCATCATATTGAACATTACAATTTTTTAAAAAATTACTTAAAGTCATTCCATTGCTTCTATTACTTGTAAATGGTAAATTTAGTTGGTTCATTATTCCAGAATATTGTTTAATCGGAGAAGAAGTTGGTTCAAAACTAAAAACAAATTTATCAGGAATTCCATATTTAGAATTTATATTAGTTTTATAAAATTTAGATTGTGGTGTTTCATTAAATGCATGATACATTTTAGAACCTACATTTTGAACATGTTGATATCCTTGTGACATTCTACCACTAATATTTGGACCAGCAGCGTATGCTTGCGAAGCCATATTTTTAGCACCTTGATACCCTTGTGAAGCTGTACTCATCATTCCCATATTTGGTCGTTTAAAATAATTTTCTCCCAATCCTGATTTTTTACCAACATATCCTCTAACATTACCCAATCCATATACACCACCCTTCATTCCTTTTACTAATTTAACAACAGGTTTCATTGTAAATTTAACTTTACCATCAGCAGTCATTGCTTTCTTTAATTCTGCTGCAGTGTATTTATGATAATGTCCAACATAAGGTCCATAAACTTTCTTAGATGAGCCTTGAGTATATTCTTGAATACAAAATTTTACTTTAGGTAATGAAGCTTTTTTATTTTTCTTAAGTCCTTTGTGATGAGCAATAGAAGTTAATAATTTTCTAGCAGCATTTCCAGGACTAGCTTTTGAACTAATGGAAACTCCGCCAATTTCAATTTTTTTTCCGTCTAATTGAACTACACGAAAATGTCTTTCAGTCATATATAATATATAAAATATTATAAATTTAGTTTTGTAAAAAATATTAAAATTTATTTATTTTTTTTTAGTTGATACTTTCTTAACTGGTTTTTTATGAACTGATTTTTTAGATGCTTTTTTATTTTTTTTACCTCCTTGTGTTTGTTGAGGACCACCAAACCTCCAATTTTGAACCCCTTTTCCTGTTGAATTTACTATTCCTTGACCAGATGATTCTAGATAAGAACCTACACCAGAAAAAAATGAATCATCTCTAAAAGGCATTAAACCAGGTATTTGAGTATTTAAATTTTTATAGTAATTTCCAGCTTTTGTTGAAATAAATTGCCCAGAATCATATATTATTTTATTATTATCAATAGGAAGTAAATAGGTATCAAAAGCAGATGCTTGAGGTTCTTGTGGTAAATTAACAAATTTAAATTCACCTATTTCAGTTACAATCACAGGTAATAAATTATATTCATAACGATAATACCCGACAAATACAAAAATTTTTGGTATATTTGCCTTATTTAATAATATATACATTTTATATAATGGTTGGTATACTTTAATTACATTTTCCAAAGTTAAATCATTACTAGAATTTAAAAATGAAATATAAGATAAACTTTGTCCTTTTCTGTTATTCATACCGGATTTATTATAAAAATAAAAATTTATATCTAAAGCATTCTTAATATTTATATATTTAGTGTTATTATTTGGAGAACTTTCACCTGTTACAAATACATATTTTTCTTTTAAATTTAAATTTTGATTATAAGTGTTATCATTCCACTTAGCATCAATTGAAAGAATGTTTTGCTTTTTGTTTATCCCCATTGCAGCATTTTCTATTGAAGCTACCTGCCCTCTAATTTTATTATATACCAAAGATTTACTAATATTAAAATCTCCCGTTGGAGCTTTTTCAGTTGATGTTTCATAAATATAAGTTAAATTATTATTTTTTATATAGCGTTCTGCCCTTTGTGTTCCGGAAAAAGTTTTTGTAAAAGTGCTTGTATAGCTATTCAAATTTTCATGTAAAAATACATCACCTTGTTTAGGTGCTGCTTGTTTTATACCATTTCTAGTATTTTCATAAAATGAAGTTTTATTTACGGTTTTTGGACGAATATTAACCATAGAATTTAAAGCTCTTATTCTTACAGTATCAATGGTAGGTGTATCTAAAACTATATAATAAGTTCCACCTGGATATTGTCCTGAAGCGATTGCTTTTTTTACTCCATATACTTTACCTGCATCTAATGGAGAAAAGGCATGTGGTTTTTGTGGTTCTTGTGGTCCAACATTCCCTCCTTTCATATTTTTTCCTTTAACTAATTTAACAACAGGTTTCATAGTAAATTTAACTTTACCATCAGCTGTCATTGCTTTTTTCAACTCAGCAGCACTATATTTATGATAGTGTCCAACATAAGGTCCATACATTTTTTTAGATGAACCTTGAGTATATTCTTGAATACAAAATTTTACTTTTCCCATAGAAGCCTTTTTATTTTTCTTAAGTCCTTTATGATGGGCAATAGAAGTTAATAATTTTCTAGCAGCTCCTCCAGGACTTCCTGAAGATTTAATTGAAACTCCTCCAATTTCAACTTTTTTACCATCTAATTGGACAACTCTAAAATGTCTTTCTGTCATTATAATATATAATAATATTATAAATTCAATTGAATTAAAAAAAATTAATAGTATTTATTTAACATTTTTTTCCTACTTTTTTCTTAGGAGTACTTTTTTTTCCTTTAACAGGTTTTTTCCCAACTTTTTTTTTCATTGATTTTCTTTTAGCACCACCACTTACAGGTGCCCATGAATCTTCAAAAGAAGAAAATCCTGTAACATTTCCAACTTTAGGTCCTCCAGTTAATTTAGGTGCAGCAGCATATGCTAATTGACTATTTGGAATATATTGACCTGTTTTATTGAAGACTCTAAACATTTTTTCTCCACTATCAGGATAATTTGCTGGACCTCTAGAATTTAATGTACTAATAAAATCAGAACCCATTCCTCCTTTTAAAGATCTTTTTTTTTTAGCACCTCCTTGTAATCTAGCCATTCCAGTTCTCATTTGTTGAATTTTAGCAACAGATTTATTGTAATTATTTTTAACATCTTTAGAAAAAGTATCTATTTTTTTAGAAGCGCCATTAACAACACTATTCATACTTTTAAATGGGGAATCACTCATAGATGGAATTCTTCCTCCTTTTTTTGAAACATTTTTTCTTCTTCCTCCTGTTTTCATCATAGTTAATGGAGAACTTCCTCTAGAAGTATTAAAAGGTGCTAAGTTTCCTACTCCAACATCACCAGCAACAATAGGACCATAAGCACTCATAACTCCATTTCCATTATTTGATGGATATCCTACATATTTTTTTCCACTGTAAAATTCAGAAGGCATTCCTGTAGCTCCTTGAGATTCAGCACCTCCTTTTTTTGAAACATTTTTTCTTCTTCCTCCTGTTTTCATCATAGTTAATGGAGAACTTCCTCTAGAAGTATTAAAAGCTGCTAAGTTTCCTACTCCAGCATCACCAGCAACAATAGGACCATAAGCACTCATAACTCCATTTCCATTATTTGATGGATATCCTACATATTTTTTTCCACTGTAAAATTCAGAAGGCATTCCTGTAGATCCTTGAGATTCAGAACCTCCTTTTTTTACAATTTTTTTAACAGGTTTCTTAGGAATAGGTTTCTTAAGAACAGGTTTCTTAAGAACAGGTTTCTTAAGAATAGGTTTCTTACAAGAAACAGGTTTCTTAGGAGTAACTTTTTTTTTCATAGGTTTTCCACCCATCATTTCTTCGCTCATCATCATATCCATATCAGAATTTCCACCTTTTTTCATAGAATATTTTTTCTTTTTAGAACCACCAGCACTAGTAGCATAACTTTTACCAATTAAAGTTTTTAAATTTTGAGCAGAAACTTTGTAATCAGGTGTTTTAAAATAATTTTTACCAGGTTTCGTTGAAATCAATGAAGACCCTCCATTCATATTAGCATAATCTTTAGAAGGATAACATAAAGTACTCCCACTTTGAAATGGTTGAAATTGAGGATTATTATACGAAGCTCTCGACATTATATACTATTATTAAATATATTTTTTTTAATCAAATTGTACAATAATACTAACATCATGTTTATTAACTTTTTTTGTAGCACTAATTGACAATTCAGTTCTTTTACGTCTTGATTTATCTTCTCCATTTTTTTTCTTATATAAATTTCTTAAACTTGTATTCATATCATTTTCAATTTCCTGAAAATTATCTAAAATGAAATCAATTATTTTATTTTCTAAAGCCCATCTAAAAAAATTTAATTGACCAACAGTTGTAATTATTTCTTTTCCTTCATGATCAAAAAATAATATTCTTTCTCTTCTACAAAATGGATCAAATTGCTTTTTGGAATATGCTTTTAATTGAGATTTATAATCTAAATAAACAATAAAATTTTTATTTTTATTGTTTAAAGTCACACCATAAGATATATTATATTTTTTACTATAATTTGTTACAAACCAATCTAAAATTCGTAATGATATTTTATTTTTATTTTTACTATCATTTCCATTAATAATATATTTGACTTTATCTAAATTTTCTTTAATAGCAAAAAATTGAATAATAGATTCCATCAATAAATCTTTTTTGGATGATATATTATTATTTTTTTCAAACGTGCTAATGGAAGAATTAAATTTTTTGTTGTTTTCATTTAAAGTAAAAACACTCATTTAAATGTATTTAAAAATTAATCTTTAAGCTAATTAAATTAATTTTAATTATTCCAATAATTTTAATTATTCCAATAATTTTAATTATTCCAATAAAAATATATATTTTATAATATATTATAATAATGAATGCATTTTTATTTATATTATATTTACTAACAGGATTAATAAGCGGTCTTTTCCTTGGAATGGTTGGAATTGGAGCAGCATTATTTACTATTCCTGTTTTAATCATGACAGGATTAACAATAAATGAAGCAACAATAGTAGCATTAATTATACAATTATTACCACAAACAATACCAGGTATAATTATGTATTATAATCAAAAAATGATTAAATTAGATATTGTTTATATATCCTTATTAATTTTAATTGGCTCATTTTTTGGAGTTTATTTAGGAACAACTTTAACTCTAAAAAATTACATTTCTAAAAGATTTTTATATAGATTTTTAGTTATTACATTATTTATTTCAGCTTTTTATATATCTTACAAATATTGGAATATTCCATATTAAATAAAATATTTATTATATAAATTATAAATTATAAATTTATTAAAAAAAATTATTGTTTTTTATTGTTTTTTATTGTTTTTATTGTTTATTAGTTTTAAATAATTGATTTAGATGTTTCACAAACATTCATCGAATCATTATTTATTTCATTCATCGAATCATTTTCTTGATTTTCAGCAGCAGCAGCCTGAAGTTCTTTTCTTTCTTTTTCAATATTATTAATAACATAACAAAATTTCTTTTCATCTAAATCATGTAAAATTACATTTACATCTTGAAAATTAACCTTATTTTTTGTTTGTAAATATAACCCATGAATTTTGTAAATAATATCTCTAATATAAAAAGGAACTTTTGTTATTATTTTAGATATATGTCTGTTTCTATATGTATTTAGTATAAACGCAGCAATTCCCATTAAATAATTTTCATATTCTAATAACTTATTTTTTTCATGTATAAATATTTCTAAATATTTCTTTAATTTTTCCGGATTCTTTCTTAAATGTAAATATCTAAACAATCGACTATTCGTATTTCCCCATAATTCACGTATTTCAATATAATTATTCTTAATAAATTTTTGATATACATTTTTATCCTTATTAATCAACATATATCCAATTTGATGATTTATTTCATTATTTTGTTTTAATTCATTAATTTTATTCATTAATTGTTCTTGATTCATTATTTCTATAACTCCTTCAAATTGACTTATATCATGAATATAATTCAATTCAGGAATATCAATTTTTTCATCTACATAAATATTATTCACTAAATCAATAGTATTTAAATGTACTACATAATTTTGATTAATTTCAATAAGATTATTTTCCTGATGTCCAACCAAAAATGAATAACAATAATCTTTATTTTTCAAATAATCTAAATATTGAGGAAAAACTTCTACAAACATGTCTCCAAAACTTTTCTCACTAGACCACTTAGCTCTAAAAGCATCTAACATTTTTTTAGTACTTAAATTCCATTTTCCATTTGTATAAAAAATACGAATTAAAGCACCTTCATATACAGGTTGTAATGTTAGATGAAAATCAATATTAATTAATCCAGTATTAATATTATTTTCTTCATAACATTTATCCATTGTATAACATACAATTTTTAAATTACTTTTATTAATTATAACTCCGTTAAAAAACCTAACTAACTCTTCACTAATATTTGATTCTTCATTATTATAAATTAATAATAAATCATCATTTTCTTTTGTTTTTAATTTATATAAATCACCTAATACATATTCCTTTAATTGTTCATAATTTTCAATATTTTTATCCTTTAAAAATATATAATACTTGTTTAAACTTTCCATTTTATTCAATATATGTTTAACAATTATTCTTTAAGTCTAAATTAAAATCAATTTTTTAAAATGTTTTAAAAAATTAAAAATAGTAGTTTTATTTAAATAAAAAATTTATATATTATATCATATTATATTATATTATGAGTTCTAATATAAAAGTCATAAATTTTAATAAAAATCAAAATAAAAATAAAAATAAAAATCAAAATCAAAATCAAAATAATTCAAATCCATTAAATAATGAATTAAATAGTGAATCAAATAATTTAGGTGAAATAATTTTTAATAGTAATGATGAATTAAATAATAATTTTTTTGAAAATACAAAAGAAATTATTATAGAAGAAAATATTGCTTTAGAAAATAAAGAATTAGTATATAAAGATGATACTATTTATATACAAGAATTAGAAAATGAATTATTATCAACATATCCTGTATTAAAGCAAAGTGATAAATTTGTAATTGAAAAAGTAGAAGAAAAAGCAAAAAAGTTTATTTTTTTAAAAAATCAAGCAATCAATAAGCAACAATTACAAAAAAAAAATATAGATTATATTAAAAAATATGAATTATTAAATAATGATTTTTCAGATTCATGGATTATTCCAATTGTATATGATACTCATAATGTTTTTACGAATATAGTAAATAAAGATTCTAAAAATAATAATGAAAATAATATTAATGAAACAATATTAACACAATTAAAAGAAAATACAACAAATTCAAATGAATTAGAACAAAAAGAATTATTAGAAAATTTAAATAATAATAATCTAAAATTTGAAGAAGGAAAAACAGATATATTAAATTATGAAGAAAAAAACTCACAATTATATAATTCATTCGACATAAAATATGATAAAAGTTCAATGAATAATAAAGGTTATGTTATTCATCCAGATAAATCTTTTAATGTTTTAAGATATACAGATTTTCAAAATAATAATTGGAATACACATAAAATAATCAATGATTATTATACTCCAAAAAATAAATATGACGATGATGGAAAAATTATAGGTATAGAACAAGAATTATTAATACGTTCTGATGACCAAAATATATATGGATTTCTAGTTTTGAAAGAAGGTAATAAAAATATATTAAAGGATTACAATGATATATATACACCTTTTAATTATTCAGATCATTTACATAAAGTATTATATAATAAAAAAGAAATAACTAAAATAAAACAAAAAGAAAAAAACATAATTCAATTAGAAATAAATGAACATAATTTAAATGACGATTCAGTAATTTATTTACAAAATACAAATTGTTTTCCATTTATTGATGGGTATTATGAATCACCCACTCAAATTAAAATAATAGATAAAAATAATATAGAAATAAAAAAAAATAAAAATTTAATTGTTGAGGGAGATACTGGTTTTATGTATTTATTAAGTAATCTAAAATACGATTATTATGATATCAATGATGATTTAAGTTTTAATTATATGCATTCAACATATGAAGATAAAATAGAATCAAACAACCATAATAAATTATATTTATTTGAAAATGTAAATATGACCAAATTTAAATACAATCAAATATTAAAAAAAATTATTCCTACTATTGATGAAATAGTAAATAAAGAACTAGAAAATTTTAAAAATTGTAATTATATTTCAGATATTAATGAAATATTAAATAAATATTTTATTACTATAAATGATTTAAGTCATGAAAATTATGAAAAAATAATAAAAATAGTAAAACCAAATTATGAAAAATTAAATTCAACATTTAATATAAATAAAAAATATGATTTTATTAATTATTTTTATAAAAATACTGAATATTTAACAAAAAATAAATATTATTTAAGTGATGATTATTTATTTGATAAAGAAGTTGTAAAATATTATGGCAACTATCCATATAAAAAAACATCTTATGATTCAATAACTCAAAGATTTAATTGGTTAAAAAGCAAATCAGATTATGGAAATTTATATTACAAAATAGTAAATTTAAGTAATCAAGATAATAAAATACAAATAAAATATTTAGAAAATAAGTTAAGTCAAATTAAAAATAATATAGCAAACATAAATAAAATAAATCAAGTAAAAGATAAACCTAAAAAATCATCAGATTGTTCAATATATAAATATGAGGCAAAACAAATAACTGATTTAACTAAAGAAAATAAAGATGAAGATACTTATTATTTTTATGAAAATGAGTTATTTGTATTTATAGATAATGAATTTAAAAAAGTAATTAATTCAAATTCAAATAATAGCAAAAATATACATCCACAACCAGAAAATGATGATTTATTGTTATTAGATAATAAAGAATTATGGGTTTATAAAAATAAAAAATGGGAATTTTCAAAAAATCATTCAAATTATAATAAATTAGAATATTTATGTAAATTTAAAAATATAAAACTTGAAAACCTTGATTTAGATTCATTAGATTGTGTTTATAGAAAAGATTATGGTTGTTTATCAAAAACAAATTTAAGAAATAAATTAAAATTAGAAGAATATAATAATTTCAAAAATTTATTTGAAAGTTTAATTCAAAATATTAAAGACAATATAAAAATAAATCAAATTAAATCAAATATAAAAGAAAATGAGCAAAAATTTACATTTATAAATAGCACAAATATAAAAAAACAAGCTAAAAGCAATAATAAATTTAAAAAACTAGATAAAAAATTAAATCAAGTTGAACAAGCAAATAAATCAAATAAATTATTTAATTTAACTCCGGTTGATTTATTAATTAAAAAAATATTTAATTTATCAAATGATTCAATAAGAGAAAATTATTTTTATCAAATAATAGATAAAGATTGTTTATTAATTAATAATAGATTATATTCAAAAAAATATAAAAAAGAAATATTATGTGGTCATTATTATTATTTAAAAAAAATATATTATGCAGACAATGAAAATTCAGCCACAAAATTTATTGATTTATTAATCAATACATTTAGTGATAATGGAGAAAATGAGGAAAATTCTCATACATGTAAAATATGTGGTGAAAAATTATTAAATAATGATTATGATGAAACAGAAGGTTTTGCTGAAAGTGGACAAATTTTAATGAGTAGAGAAAAATGGATTAAAGAAAGATCATTTGATTCAAGTGAGCAAACATTAGATGATTATTTAAAAGATATAAAATTAGATTGTAATGATGATAAATTTGAAGAATTATTAATCACTAATGGGCTAAATGTAGAAAATATATCAATAGCATTAGATATTTGTAATTATATAACAAATAATTTATATCCAAAATTAGGATTAAGTTTATCTAATGGTGTTTTAATAAACAATATAATTGATATTATTCAAAAAATAGCACTTATACCTTCATATAATATTTATAAAATTAAAGAAATATCAAAATTAAAACAAGCAGGAATATCACAAGGAAAAATAGAAAAAATGCAAGAAAAAAAATATTTTGAACAAAAATACAAAATTTTTTATGAAGTAAAAAAACAATCCATTATAGTAGCAAGAGTTTTAATAAGTATTCAAGTAAATATTCCTAATTTAACAGTAAAAAATAAACAAACATCATGTGAATTTAAAAGTTTTAATGAAAAAGATGGAATAGAATTTATGGCATGTTTATTAAATGAAATCAATAAATTATTTTTGATTAACAAAGAAGATATGGTAACAAAATATAAAAATTTCATTCAAGATTATTATAATGATTTTAAGTCTTATTTTTACATTCAAGAATTATTCAAAGAAAAAAAGATGTATTTAAGTACATTAAAAAAAGATAAAACAATACATATAATTAACACCAATAAACAAAAGCTAATATTTAATAAAGAACCAAGTAAAATAGATAAATCATTTAAAAATATAAATGCATTAAAATCTTATTCCAATTTCAATGATTTATATAAAAAAATACAATTAAGACAAATATATGTAAGTTATGAAATAATAGATATAATTAATACAATTATTGGACAATCTCCATTAAGTGATAAAACACCTTCTTATTTAGAAAAATCATGTTGTTTAGAAGATAGTTCATCATATATTGATTTTTTTGAATATTTCCAACAATTTGATCCTAAAACAAAAATATATGATTATTTAGAAGAATCAAAACAATTAAGTCAATTATTAAAAACAAAATTATTTAGTTATTCTTATCATAGATGCAAATTAATATCTCCTAATTGGAAAATTAGTATATTAAATTATCCAGTAGTATATGATGGAATCCATAGTAGTTCAAATTTCACAATATCAGTATTTAAGCATTATGTAGATGAAGGAGTTTATAAAGGAACTCCAAGAAATTATATAGAAGAATATAGTTCTTCACAAAATAAAAATCTAAAAATAATAAGATATAAAGATGTAAAAAGTGGTAAATATTTAGATGAAATAGAGAAACAAGAATATAGTATAGATGAATTAAATAATTTATTAAAATCAGTTGAACAAAATAATATGAGATTTATAAATGAAATAAGTGTTAATAATAAAAAGCTTGATGAATTAATGACATTTGAACCAGAATTTATAGAAAAATTAAAAAAAGAATCTATAAATGGATTAGGAGTACAAATTAATTTATTAGTACAAAATTTAACAAGTATATTAGGTAAAACAAAGGAATATGAAAATAGAATCATACAAATAATAAATAATTTATTTCAATTTGAAGTACAATCGAATCAAAATGTAAAATCTAGATTAAACGAATTAAATTCTATTAACAATCAACAATTAGATTTTTATAAAAAGATGTATCAAAAAATTAGTAAATATTTATCTATTATTAAAAACAGTCATGAATTTGATTTAGAAAAGAAATTTGAATTAATTGATGAACCAATAAAAAAATCGGAAATGAGAACACAAATTATAGAAGAAAATAATAAATTAGAATTATTATTAAATAAAGATGTAGCGATATATTTTAAAAATTTAAATATGAAATATCCAATAAACAAAATAAATACATTGTTCGGAAAAAGAAATATTATGAACAAAGATGGAAATAAAATAATAAAAGAAAGTAATTTTAATAATAATGATGCAGCTATATTGATGTCATATTTTGTATTTGAACAATTAAATTCATTTTTTGATGGATATAATTCAGAATCAATTAAAATTAAAATATTTGATAAATCAAATAAAAATAAATATGTTGCTCAATTTATAAATATTATAATTGAAGAATTAGAAGAATATTATCAATTATTTAACATATGTAATAAAAATAATGAATTTGAGCATTTTGAAGCAAGATTATTTAATGCTTATCAAGTAAAAATATTAACATCTGACCAAAGTGTAGATATAAGAGAATTTATGCAAACAGTAGCTAATTCAAGAGGTGTTCAATCAGAAACTCAATACAGTACATTAGAAGATGAAATTAAAATTTCTGATGAAAAGAAAGATTTATTAGATTTAATCAAAGATAAATCAAGTTTTGAAAAATTAAAACAAGAATATGTAGAAAATAATGATGAAGAATTAGATTTATTAACAATCAAACAAATTAAAGAAAGAATAGATGAAGAAGAAAAAGTAATTGAAGAAGATGATTTTATAAGCGATGGTAGTCAAAAATCAAGTGAAGTCCTAGATTCAGGTTCTGAATACGGAGCATTGTCCGATTATGATTTCGAAACTGGAGAAGGCTTCCCTGATTCTGAATACGACTAAATGAGTACTCTCATCGACGACGTCTTCCACCAAACAAAGCTGGTGCAAAAAAGATAAGTACCAGAAATAACAAGTATATTTTCATACCTTGTATATTCGGTTCTCTAATTCGGTTACGAGAGGTGTAGTTTGTGTTATTGGTGTGTCCGTTTTTCTTCATGTTTCCTGTCATTGTAACGCTGAAACAATATAAATTATAATTATTTTCTTACTAAATATCAATTTTTTTTATTAAAAAAAATTGATAATTATTTAAATAAATTATTATTAATATTTCTTTTATTAATATTTCTTTTATTAAAAACAAGATAATAAATCAAAAATGATGGATCGTTATGGAGAAATGCCAGGACCAAGTAAAACTAAAGCAATTCTAGAAATTTTTACTAAATACAAAACAAAAATAAATCCTCCTATTTCAGATGAAAAGCTGAAAGAGCTTATTTATGAATCCATTGATAACACCATTGAAAAATATGGTGGTTTAGGCTCGTATGCTGGATGGCAACTTTTTATTTCGAAAGAAGTGTATGAAAATACGGAAGCAAAGGTAAATCAATATTTATCTGAGGAACCATCTAATTCATCTACTTGTAACGTACTAGATTGTTTTAATCAAATATCAACAGAACAACTAGAACAAATAGAATATGCACATCAAAAAACAAAACCTAATTTCAAAGTTCCTGAAGATTTGATAAAAGCAATGGATGAACCCAATAAAGAAGTAGCCCAGATCATGAATACACAAGGAATGGATGCTGCACTAGCGCACATGACAAAAGATCTTCGCGAAGGAAAAATGAGTTATGCAGAAATGCGTTATTATTATGGTTAATTTTGTTAAAAAAATAAAAAATAATAATTTTGTTAAAAAATAACAAACATACATGACTTAAAGATTTAATTATAATAAAATATATGTATATTATTAATAAAATAATAATTTGATAAATAATGGAAAATGAATTAAAATTTCATTTAGATAAAGACTTACCAAAAGCAACAAAATTAAAAAGAGATTATTTAAAAGAACAAGTAAAATATTTAGCTACAATACCACAACATGAACAAAAATCTGCTGAATGGTATGCTATGCGTTTAACTATGTTATCGGCATCGGATTGGGGTACAATCTTAGGTGTTAATCATTATGCAAAACCTGACTCAGTATTATTAAAAAAATGTGGAGAAGAGTCATTTTTTCCAAAAGTTGCAAAAGATGCTATGGCATGGGGCAATAAATATGAAGATGTAGCAATTTCTATATACGAGTATAGAAATAATAAAAAGATATTGGAATTTGGATGTATAAGACATCCGTTTATACCCTTTTTGGGTGCGTCTCCTGATGGAATATCAGAAGATGGTGTTATGTTGGAGATTAAGTGTCCTGTAAGTAGAAAAATTACAGGAATTCCTCCAGAATATTATTGGTGTCAAGTACAAGGACAATTAGAAGTATGTGAATTGGATAGATGTGACTTTTTAGAGTGTAAATTAAAAGAATATGATGACGAAGAAGAATATTTAAATGACCATTATAAAGGAAATTATGAATTAAATGAATTTGGCAATGAAAAGGGAGTTTTAGCTGAATTTTATGTAGCAAAAGAAGAAAAGTACATATATTTCTATGGTCCTGTTAATTTAATAGGAGATAAATTAGAAAAATGGAAAAAAGAAATACAAGAAGCACATGAAGTCATTTCGGACAATCAAAAAGATAATATTATATTATCATCATTTGATTATTGGTATTTGGAGGAAGTATCATGTGTTCCAATATATCGTAATCAGGAATGGTTTAATGATGCAAAGCTAAAATTGGGTGATTTTTGGGAAGAAGTATTATATTATCGAGAAATGGGATTAGATTTTTTGAAGGAAGAATTAAACAGTCAAAAAGAAGAAAAGAAAAAAATTAGACAAGATAAAAGAGACGCTAAGGTCAAAGAACAGGATGCTAAAAAACAGAAAAAAATAAAGGATTATATAAATTTAAATGATTTAGATGATGTAAATAAAACAGAAAATAAGAAAGTAAATAAGAAAGATAGTATTGAATCAAATTCAGAATCAAATTCAGAATCAAATTCAGAAACTGATTCAATAAATAATGATATTTTTGATGATATATTCGGAAATGATTCTATAAATATAACAAGTCAAGAAATAAAAAAAGAAAATAACAATAAATTTGATAAAAAAGATAAAAAAGAAAATATTATAATGAAACCAAAAATAGATATACCTGAAAACGAATTTAGTAATTTTGAGTTTTAAGGTACATATATAGATTAAATAAAACTATTAATAAAAAAATATTTAAATAAAAAGATTTTTCGTATATATTATTTGATGTATTTTTCCTCAAATAATATGATTCTTCTTCATTTAGGTTATTGAATGTATTATTGAATGTATTATTGAATATGCTATTCATAGTTGCATTTATAGTTTTATGAGTAGTATTATTTGAAGAATCACTTGAACAAACCATTAAAAAATTAAAACAGCAATTGTTTTTGTGCATACAATCATCATTGCAGAAACAGCTATTTTCTACAAATAAATTTGAATTACAATAGCCTACACAGCTATGAAATTGATGGTTGCATAAAACATTAGTAATACAATAAAATAATGTAAGTAAAAATAAAAATAAGTACATAATGAATCTATTGTTTTTATAGTATAAATATTATAAAATCATTTAAAATATTTCAATTTTTTATTACATTATTACATTATTTAGTTATTAATTTTTTTTATAATTAAATCAAGATCAAAATGGAAAAATATATCATTAAAGTTCAATTCACTAAAGTTAATTGGATTGGATGTAAATTGTTCATAATTTAATTCTCCATCACATTCTTGTATATCATTTATTTCATCATGTGTAATACAAGGATCTATGAAATAAGGAATACCACAAAATTTTTTTAAACGTTTATGAATTAAATTAGCAAAATTTATTTTATGTGTTTTATTTTCTATAATAGTATCTAAATATTGGTTACATTTTAGACATTTAGCATTAGGCATTATTAATAATTATTGTAAAAAATTAAATAATATTTCGAAATAATTAAATATAGTGATGAGTAAATAAATTATAATAAAATGTAAAATAAAAAGAATTATAAAATAATATATTATTATATATTAATGAAATTATTTATAAGTTTGTTAATTATTTTATTAATATTTATTGTATTCAATAGTTTAAATATAATAGAAAAAGAAAAATTTAATAATCAAAATAATAATAACTATATACCTAAATTAATTATAAGTACGTATTATGATAAAAATAAAATACCACAAAAAGTATTTGAAAATATAAAAACATATGCACCTAATTACAAATACATAGTTTATGATGATAATGAAATAATAGAATTTTTAAAAAAACATTATCCTGAAAATGTATTAAGTACATTTCACGAACTAATTAGAGGTGCTCATAAAGCTGATTTATTTAGATATTGTTACTTGTACATAAATGGTGGAATTTATTTAGACATTAAAACAAAATTAATAGAACCCATTGAACAAACATTTAATATTCCTAATGCTAATTTTTATACAGTTTTATCTATGCATAAACCAACAATTTATCAAGGAATTATTGCATCAGCTCCTAAAAATCCAATATTTTTAGAATTAATTGACCATATAGTAAATGTAAAAAAGCCTATTAAAAGATATTTTGAATTTACAGCTGATTTTTATAATAAATTAAGAGTTCATTATCATTTTTACGAATTTAAAAATGGATATTATAAAGATAAAAATAATAAATTTAATTTATATCTATTTGAAGAGAAATGTTCAAAAAATCCAGAAGATTGTGAAGATGGATTAGATAAATATAAAAGATGTTGTTTTATTTACAATCAAAATAAAAAAGTAATAAAAACAAGATATTCTGATTTTCCATGGAGTTAATTATTATTATTTCAAAATATATTAATAAATAATAATATAAAAACAATTCTATATTAATTATTAATATTATGATTAAAAATACAGTTTTTTTATTAAGGTTAGGTGAAATAATAAATATTTTCCATAATTTAAATGATTTTAAATCTGATTTTAATAATATTAAATATTTAATGAAAAGTTCAGAAATAACAAATCCAAATAAAATTATATCAAAATTTATAGATAATTATGATAGTACATGGACATTATATGATTTAATAAATGATTATGATAAAATAGATGGCATTTCATTTGATCAAATGGCAAAATTTGCTTATATTATTGATAAAAATCATGAATTAGAAATTACTCAAAAAAATATACATTATATTAAATTAATACCTGATTTAATAGAATTAATAATAAAAAATTTAGATAAACATAATATTATTTATGATGTTCTTTAACCTTTACCACCACCAAAGAAAGTTCCTTGAGGACCAACAGAATTAAATAGCCAATAATTTTCTCCACAATTTCTTGGAACTGTTGCCAATGTAGGTCTTGAGTAAGGTTGTAATGGCATTTTCATAGGACTCCATATAGTTCCTGAATCACACATATCAGCATATACGTCTTGAGAAGAAGCGATTTCTTTATCAGTTTTAGAATAATAATAAATACCATCAACATCCCAACTTTGAGGAGGAGTTTTAGCTGGATATTGACCTTTCCATTTAGGCATTTCTTCTAAAACAGGCCATTTATTATAAGTCTTGCTTTTTTGCATAATTGGATTATTATTTCCTTTATAATTAGAATATTCTATGGTTTGGTCTGTAATTCCACTAAATGTTTTTTCATTTACATTCATATTTCCATTATAAAAATTATTCTTTTCATAATCAACAATTAATGTAGAATTTCCAATTTTAATTTGATTTAAATAATAATATTTTACTTTTAATGGATCATTTTTAAATATTTCATCATTTAATTGACCATTTTGAGTTGGTATAACATCTAATGGTAATGGAATTAATTGATCTTTGGAAGGAATACCAATTTCATAATTATTAAAAATATAATGTTTATCTTTTATTCCATATTTATAAATTGAACTTTTTTTAGGAATTTTAATAATATTTATTAATAATTTTACTTCAAAAAAATTCTTCTTATCCCATAAAAATAATTCATAAATATAATTTGAATCATTTTTCTTATTATAATATACTGTCATATCTCCATAATTAGTTTTAGCAAAATCATAATATTTATCCTGATTTAATATTAATAAAACATATTTTGTAATATTATCTAAATCTCTACGCATTTTATCATCTATTGTTGTATCTATATATTTTTCTTCATTTAATGGACCTTTTAATTCTATTTTTTCTTTATTAATTAATTGAAGTTTATCAAATAATCTTTCATAATTAAATTGAGTTTTATTTTCAGTATATAAATTAGGCTCACTACTAAATTTATTATTTAAATATTCTTTTGTATAATTATTTAATTGTTTGCGGTTTTTATTAAAAACATTATTCAAATCAAAATTTTCTTTATTCATATTTGAATTCATATTTGAATTCATATTCATTAAATTTTTAGAATATTTAATATGATTATAATTATAGAATATTAATAATAAAGAAATTATTATTATAAATAAATAAATATATAATACTCTTTCCATATATAATATAATTATTTATTTTTTATTTAATAAAAAATTATTTTTCATATTTTCATATTTTAATTAAAAAACTTTTTTTTTATTTTTTTTATATTATTATCAAAAATAATATCATAATCTCCTGTATCTAATTTTTTTAAAAAAGAAATTTTGCTAATAATATTAAATGTTTTATCAATACTAATATATTTTTTTAATATTTCATTATTATCTATAACTGGTTCTAATTTTTCATATATATCACAGTTTAATTTATATTTTTTTCTTTTGATATAATCTAATATATAATTCATTTTTACATTACTTTCTAAATCAAAAAAATTAATTTTTATTTCATCAGTTTTGATTATATTCTCTTCAAAAATATTTATAATTTGTTCATTTGAAACATCAGTATTTTTATCATAATATTTTTTTCTTGTATCAGCAAAATTTTTTAATTCTTTTGAAGTTGTTACTTCTTTTTTTATATCATTTATAGTTTCAATTTGTTCGTTATTTTTTACTTTAATATTATATTTTTTGACATTATTTTCATTAAATTCATTTAAGTTATGAATGTAATTATTAACAAAATTATCAATATCCATAAGTATTATTAATAGTTTATCTTTATATAAATAAAATTACAAATAGTTTATTTTTATATAAATAAAATTATTATTCTTATTATATTTTATATTATTAAATATAAATCAAATTATTATTTTTTGTTAAAAATAATTAATTATTTTTATAGATTCATTGGATGTCCTTTTGCTATTTCAATCCTACAAACTGGACATTTATTACTATGATTCTTTAACCAATTTTCAATACATTCATAATGAAATATATGATCACATTTTAATTTTAAAAAATTATTTTCATGAATTGAATCAGTTTCAGGTATTAATTCAGGATCACTAAAACATTCTAAACAAATATTACATTGTTCATTTAATTCATGATTGATTTCTTTAAATTGAATACATTCAATTTCTTTAAATTCATCATCAGTTAATGCTATAATAACATCTATTTGATTATTTTGATTATTATCTACATTTAAATTATTAAATACATTTTGGTAAAAATGATTATAATTACTTATTGGAAAATATTGATTGTTTATTAGATTATTGATTTGATTATTTATAATATTATTTGAAGAATTATTTAATGTATTATTTATAATATTGTTTGAAGAATTATTTAATGGATTTATTCTATATTGAATATTATTTATATTATTAAAGAATTGATTAAAATCATTACTGTTATTACTATTAATAATATTATTATTATTATTTAATTCATTTATAAAATTATTCATTGATGTTCTAAAAGTATTTTCATTATTATTTAATTCATTATTATTCATATTATTTAATTCATCTGTTATATTATTTATAAAATTATTCATTGAACTTCTAATATTATTATATATTTCATCAGCATTTGATTCATTATTTAGATTGTTATTATTAATAATATTTGTATTAGTATCAGCATCTGTATCAGCATCTGTATCAGCATCTGTATCAGCATCTGTATCAGCATCTGTATCAGCATCTGTATCAGCATCTGTATCAGCATTTGATTCATTATTTGTATCAATATTATTTACTTCATTTTCGATTTCTTGATTGGATTGATTAATATTATCATTATTAACTGATTGATTAATATTATCATTATTTACTGATTGATTATTTAAACTATTTAAAGTATTAATAAAAATATTAACATTAGGGTCAGAAAAATGAAATGGAGAAAAAGGTATTTGATTATAATTATTTATTCTATTATAATTTTGAATATATTCATTTGATTCTTTTTGTTGATACCATAAATTAAATTCATCTATAATTAAATTTTCTTTTATAACATTTCCATTTGAATTTCTTTTTCTATCAATAATTTCTATATAATCAATTGATTCAAAATTATTTTTATCTAAAAAATCATGTAAATTATTTGTAAATATTAATTCATTTAATCCTAAAACAAAATAATTATTTTTAATATGAACCAAAGTATGTTCAATATTATAAATTAATAAATTAAATAAACCTAAAATTTTTTCTTGTATATAACCATTTTCTTTATTTATATCAATTTTAATAATATTTGAATGGTCATTATAACTTATTTTAACATCCATATATTTAATTTTATAAAAATCTTTTTTAAGTAAAAAATTTATAATTATAAATAAAAAATATAAATAAAAATTATAAATAATTTTTTAAATTCCAGCAAAATAAACATGATTGTTTATAAGGAGAACTAATATTTTCTTTATTAATTACTTGTAAATAATATGGTTCTTTTCCATCAATATTATAAATATCTTTTAAATTAGGACAAGCAAAGTTATTAGTATTTTCACAATTCATTTTTTCCAAATTTTTTCCACAAGGATCGCATCTTCCTTCATATAATAATTTATTATAACATTTTGAATCATCTTTTTGACATGTTGTACATTTATCGTAATTTTCTTTCATAATTTTTAATTTAATACAATTTTCAAAATCACATCTTTTAAAGCATTCTTCTAGATCTTCTTTATTCTTAATAACATTTACATTAAAAACTTTATTTTTTTTATAATTATTCAATAAATAACTATTAAATTCTTTTTTATTTAAATTAACACTAAAATCATTATTAAAACTTTCAAAAATAAATTTATTTTTTAAATATTGATTTAATAAATTTATAATATAAAGAATACTAATAAAACAAATAATATAAATAAAAATATTAATCATATTAATTTAATAAAAGATAATTATTTACATAAATTATTTTTTGGATTAATTGGCATATTACATTGACCTATTCCTAAAGATATACAATTCTCACATTTATCAGTATAAACATTATAACATTTAAATTCTTTTTGACATTTTAAACATTTTTTATAATTATTTAATTCTATTTGATATTTATTACATAATTCTGGACTACAATAATCATTACAATTACTTCTTTTATATTTATTTTTTAAATTATTTAATTGATTATTATTCATTCCCATAATTTTAAACTGTTTAATTGTTTGATATGAAATTATTTTATTTTTATTACTATTTATATAATAAAATAATAATCCAATAAATAATAATATTAATACATAGCTTATATCTAAATCCATATATATAATAAATATTTTTAAAAAAAATAATTAATAAAAAAAAAGAGCTTAAAGATTATTTAATAAATATATTTATATATACAATATGTCAGAATTCAACAACTACAACAACAATACTAACAGCAGAAAACCAATGTCTGCTTACCAACAATTGTCTGGTATCATTAGTGCATTAAAGTCAGAAGAAATGTCTCTTAATGATGCTATGAATAAAATTCAACTTAAGGAAATGAGACCAACTAGACCTTATTGTAAAGTTACAGGAAGTGGAGCACTTGCTTTATATGGAATTTCTAAACAACCAATAGTATTATATGCTGACCAATGGAATAAGTTTTTAAAAGTAGCTAAAAGTGATTATATGGATAATTACATTAAGTATAATCAAGAAAGACTAAAATTTAAAAGACCACAAAGAAAACAAATGAATAAAGAAACATCTAATGAAAATCTACTAGATGAAAATCTACTAGATGAAAGTCAAATTGAACAACTTCAAGATAATCAAGACAATGATCTATAAATAAATAATTAAAATAAATTTAAAATAAAATATTTCTTTTCTTAATTAATTTCTAATATTTTATTAAAAATTAAATAATAAGATGATATTCCTAAAATAATAACAAATAATAAGGTTACTAAATCATCATTTAAAATAGAACCACTTAAAGCATTATAAAAGAAATCTTTATTAATTTCCAATAAGTTAAGTAATATTTGAATAATAATTAAGATAGTAAATAATTTATAAATATCATTAATATAAGTTTTATAGTTTTCATTTATATCTAAATGCAAATTAATAATTGCCATTATATAATTAAGTTATATATTTTTTTCGTTTTTTTAATTTAAAGTTATTATTATTTTATTATATAATAATGAATCTTAATCCTGAAGATATATTAAATATGGTCATGAATAAGTCTCCTTCAAAAAATATTGATGAAAAAAAAGATCATGAACTTGATTTTAATGATAGATTATATTTAGTTAGTCAAACATTAGATGAGCAATTAAAAAACAATTTATATGAAAAATTAATAGAAAATAAAAATTTATTATTTAGTCAAGATAATTCTGTAATAAATGATTATGTTTTCAATGATGTTGAATTTATGCATGACCATTATCTGAATGAAGAAAATGGGTTAATATCAAAAATAAATAAATGTAAAACTAAAGTAGGTTCTATATTATTAAAAAAAATATTAGTAACACCAGTAAATAATATTGAAATATTACAAAAAAGACAATCTTATGTAAAAAAAATAGTTCCTCTTGTTCCAGTATTAGAAAAATTGATGATTCAAATAAAAAATATTGAGAATGATTTAATATGGTTTTGGGATGAAAAAAGCTTAAATCATATTGATAATATGCATGATGTTATTTATTTTAATTGGAATTTTATTCCAGGAGTTGATATAAATTCAAAATTAAATAATAATGAATATGCGTTATTAGCTTCTAATATGTATAAAATTGTTTTGAGCCCTGTATTTACAGCTATTACACCATTAATTACAATAATAACACCTTTAATTTTAATGTTATGGTTTAATAAAAAATTAAATGGAGCTATTCCAATTAAAACAGTTATTTGGAATTATTTTAAAACACTTTGGAGCGATGAAACAATTAAAATATTTATTAAAAGTCCAACAAAAGCAAAAATAGCTTCTTTATTAACAAAAGGATTATATTTATTTATGTATTTTCAAAATATATATAATAGTTATCAAACATCATCAAATACAAATAAATTAATTAATTTGATTCATGATAAATTAAATAAAATGAATGATTATATTCACATATCATTAAAAATAGAAGATATATGTAAAAAGAATAATTTAATAGATTTAACAAATTATATAGGATATAATGAATTAGTAGAAGATAATAAGTTTTATAAGGAAAATTATTTCTCAAATGAAGTATTTTTCCAAAAACCAGGATTATTTACAAACAAAGGAAAAATATTAAAAATTTTTAATAAATTTAGATTTTATAAAACAAAATTATTAGATGTATTTCAATTTATAGGAATAGTGGATGTATTACTTTCAAATTCGAGTTTATTAAATAATTCAACAGAAAATAATCCATATTCATATTCAATATATAAAAATAAATCAAAACCTGAATTAAATATTAAAAACATATGGCATCCATATTTAATAAATAATGATGTAGTTAAGAATTCAATAATAATGAAAAATAATTTATTAATAACAGGACCAAATGCTGCTGGAAAATCTACATTTATAAAATCTGTTATTATTAATTTATTATTGTCACAAACAATAGGAATAAATAGTTGTTCATTATTTGAAACAACACCTTTTCATTTAATAGAAACTTATTTGCATATTCCTGATATTAAAGGAAAATCATCATTATTTGAGGCAGAAATGTTTAGGTCTAAAGAATATATAGAAAAAATTAAAGAATTGAATGAAAAACAATTTTCATTTATTGTATTAGATGAAATTTTTTCATCTACAAATTACATAGAAGGATTTTCAGGAGCCTATTCTATATTAAAGAATTTATGTAAATATACAAATACATTATTTATGGTTACAACTCATTATACAGATTTATGTATTTTAGAAAAAGATACTAAAAAAAGAATTGAAAACTATAAATTTAGTGTTGATTATGATAAAGAAAAAAATATTATGTTTAATTATTTATTAGAAAAAGGTGTAAGTTATCAATATATAGCATTAGACCTTCTCAAAAATAATGGATTTGATGAAGAAATTATAAATGATGCATTAAATATTTCTAAAAATATAACAAAATCTAAAATTAAGAAAAATAAAAACAAAACAAAAACAAAACAAAAACAAAATAAAATAAAAATGAACAGTATATAAATTTTCGTTTAAAAATGTATTTAAAAATATATTTATTAATTAAATAAATATGTTATTCAATTTGATATCAATTACATTATTAATTTTATTAATAATTATTTTAATTATGTTATATTATATTTCTAGTGATGCACGAAGAAATAAAAATAATTTAAATATTTGTGAATCTAATATTCAATCCTTAAAAGACAAAGTTATGGCTTTAGAAAATAAAATAAATGAAATGTCTTCTGTTCAATCACAACCTAATTTACAAGGTTTAATGAATCAATTAAATTCTCAGCAATTCATGAATTCAAATGATTTAATGTTTCCTTTAAATGGAGAAGATGATGAAGAAGATGAAGAAGATGATGAAGAAGATGATGATGATGAAGATGATGATGAGGATGAAGAAGAAGATGATAATGAAGATGAAGATGATGAAGATGAAGAAGATGAAGATGATGAAGATGAAGAAGATGATGACGACGAAGATGATGATGATAATGAAGATGATGACGACGAAGATGATGATGAAGATGATGAAGATGAAGATGAAGACGAAGATGACGATGACGATGATATTAATAAAGATGATACTACTAATAATATTATAAATCAAATTATAAATGAAAATAATGAAAATAATGAAAATAATGTAGAAGAAATTGAAGATGACAATGAACTTAATAAAGTTGAAGAACTAGAAGTAAAAGTTGAAGAAATAGAAGAAAAAGTTAAAGAAAAAAATGAAAAACCAAATCCTAAAAAATATCCTAAAGTAAGTTTAACAAAATTAAGTGAAGGTGACCAAGAAACTGGTCAAGATGGAAATGAATATATTGTTACATTAAATAAATTAAATAGAAAATTTTGGAAAAAAGTTTAATTAATTTAAATTTAAATTAATCATTTAATTAATAATTTTTTTAATATAAAAATATTTATATAAATTATATGAATTGTAATAAAACAAGTAATAATAAGTATTTTGATTGTCCAGCATTAATGTCAGATGGTAGAATAATGACAGATTATAGACAAAGTGGAACTTTAAATGATATGATTAGATTAAATAATAATGTATTATCAAGTAATCAATATAGACATTTTTTAACTAATAATGCTTTAGAAATAATGAATATTAATAACCAATATATTTCTGAAAAAAACAATTGTAAAAGTGGAAAATTAGTAGAAGTTCCATTTTCTAAAGTATGTAACTACAATACTCAAATTGGTATTTGTCAAAAAACAAATCAAAGAATGGGTATTGGAATGGCAAATGAAGTAGAAGCAAATATTAATACTTGTGGGAATAATCAAATATCAGGATGTTATTTTAATGATTCGGAAAACATGAATGTACAATCACATTTTTTTAATGGAAAAAATACTGAATTTAATCAATATGCATCTTATAAATAAATTACATATTTTTAATAAAAATAAATATTTTTTTACATTATATATTTAAAAATTAAATTTTAAATATATTTATGGATATTTCAGTCTTAAGAACATATAAAAAATATGAAGAAAATAATGAAACATTAATAACAATTTATTTTTATAATATAAAAAAAGAAGAAGCAATTAATTTAGTGCAAAAAGAATTAAATAAAATTTCATTGATACAAAATTTGTCTAAAAAGAAAAAACTAAATAGTAGATTTTATAATTTAAAATTAAAATTAGAAAAAGAAATGGATAATTCAGTTATTAGTAGTTTGTATTTAATAAATGATGAAATATTTGAATATATATTTAATGAAGAAAATATAAAAACAATAAATGAATATAAATTAAAAGATTTGTATGTAAAGAAAGATATAATATTTGATATAGATTATATATTAGATGTATTTACAAATTTTAATTTTAATTATATTTGTCATGCTCAAAAAAGCAATTTAAAATTAAAAATAATAAATACTAATAAAAATAAATTATTAACTGAAACTAAATTTACTAATGAAAAAAATATGATAGAAATTATAAATAATTATATTTTAGAGCATAAAATAAATGAATTATTAGTATATGGATTAAATTTAAATAGTAAATGTTTAAATGATGAAAAAAATAAAAAAATTTTATTAGAAAATAATGAATTAACTATTGAAGAAATAAATAAATATTTTTTAACAAAAAAATGTGAAAGAAATAATGAATTATTAGAAAAAAAAATAAATGAATTAACAAACCCAAATACAAATTTAGATTTATTTGTTTTTGGAAAATTAAAAAAAGAAATATTAGAATCCATTGAAAATTTTCAGCTTAAAGAATTATATATCGAAAAAAGAAAATTAGATATATTAAAGCAATGTATATGCGATGATTCATGTTTAAATTTCAAAATAATTGAAATAGAATCATTAGAAGAAGGAGATATTGCTTCACAATTTATTGATAATTATAAAGGATTAATGGGAATAAAGTATTTTTAAATAAATAAATAATAATTAAATAATAATTAAAGAATAAATAAAAAAATATAAAAAAATATCTATTAATAATATAATATGAGTTTAAATTCATTTGCAAGTATAAATAACGATGACCCACAATCAGCTGAAATATTTAAATACAGAGAAAATAATATGTGTGATTCATTTAAATGTGCTCAAAAAGATTTACCATTATGTTTTTTAAATTTAGTTAAAAGTGACAATCAATCATTTATTGTTAATGGTAATTTAAAAGGAGATGTTTTAAATTTATCAAATAAATCTAATTTATATTTAAAATTTTGGGCAGCAAATAGTCCATCTTATAACAGTAATTTTTCAGGAAGTGGTCTTCCATTTCCAAATGCTGAAGTTGCTTTTGACCAATCATCAAATATTGGAACTTCTAATATTAATAATGGTAAATTTTCATTTTCATTAAATTATCCAAATAGTTATTATTCAAATATGGGAACAGTATATGTTAAACCAGAAGTACAAATTCAAGTATATGATGCTGGTACAAATAAAGCAGTTAGTGAAGTACAACATATTAATTTAGGAGAAGGAATTCCATTTAGAACATTAACATATCCATATCAAAGAAATTGGAATGCAGGTCCATTATTTTATAAAAATACACAAATGCCTGCTGTTAGAACTCAAGAACAAATATTAATATCATCTGCATATCCTTCAACAAATACAATGCCTAAGAATTTTTGGGGTAAAAAACCACCTTGTTAAATTATATAAATATTTTTAATATTAACAAAAAAAGAAGCATTAATTTTTTAATTGAATTATGAATAATAAAATATTCATAATTATTATAAATGAAAACATTTTTTTCATATAATTCTCATAGTTTATTATATATTTTATTTTTATTGATTATAATTATTGTAATATATATATATTCTAAACAATCTAAACAAATAAATGAAAGTTTTGAAAATAATGTTAAAGTAAATTTAACATGCAATAAAGATAATGACAATATTTATAATTGTAAAGAATTTGAACCAAAAACGAAAATTATTAAACAAAATTATCCGCAATTTAATTATGAATCGGGAATAAGTAATCAATCAACTTCATCAAAAGGTACTATTCAGTTTAAAAAAAAATTTAATAAAACTCCTTATATTCATATAACTCCTATTCAAAAGGATTCAAAAATAGCAATAAATAAGTTATTAAATGTAAATATTATGAATCCATCAAAAACAGGTTTTTCATATATAAAAAATAAAATTGAAAAAGGATTAGATGAAGAATTTAGTGAAATGTTAGGATTAAATCCAATTAAAGAAACACAATTTAATTGGTTGGCAATTGAACAAAATTAAACCCTAAATAATCAAGATGAAAATATTATAATATTTTTAAAAAAAATTAATTAAATTGTTATTAATCAAAATAAGTAGTATATATTTTTAAATCAATTAATCTTTTTATTATTAATTCCATTAAACTACTCATTTGTAAATAATGAGCATCATTAAATAATTGTATTATATTCATCTTTTTATTTAAAAGTTCTGGAATTTCTATATATGTTAATATTTCTTTTATCCTATCTATATTTATTCCATTATATATTAATTCATTAGTA